TTGTCTTTCGTACATCTCATGACAGGACATGGGCAAACAATGGATTCATGGGAGCATGGAGAGCCATGTGCTGGAATACACTAGTCTCAGGAGATAAGCTGGCCTATGTGTATGGACGACACACCAAGAACTTCAATGCCTATGCCTTTGCTCAGAAGATCAAGGCTGCTGGTGAATACATAGCCGGGGATGGGTTGTCTCAGATGAGGGAATGGTATCACAAAGATGTACATCGTGATCAGATTACTCACCTATTCACCCACACCTTGGCAAAGAAGACCAACAATGTCACTCGTAATACAGAGCCAAACAAGGTGATGCTGTCCAACCTCATGAAGATATTTGATGAGGAGAACCGTCACTTGCATGGCAGGGGAAGCTATGAAGGCTATGCTCAGAGGAGCAGAGGCTCACTCTGGAGTGCCTATCAAGCTGCCACGTACTGGTCATCCCATGACAAGGCTGAGAAGGGACGTAAGCCCTCTCATACAGTCATAGGGACACGAGAAGATAAGGTCAGGAAGATGCTGCAATCAGATCAATGGATGGCATTGGCAGCATAAGGAGTAGAACTATGGACGGTCAGAGAAAAAATAATCCATTGGCGAAGCAACTCTCTGATCGTCTGTGGCAACAGAAGATTGTAAAGAATGAGAAAGTTTACAATCGGAAAACAAAACACAAGGATATAAAGGACACGAACCATGTGGTGTATCGTAAGAGCCGACCCAGAGGATGAGGAGTATCCAATGCCTGACGTATTAATGAACGATGATGGTTCTGTTAAAATTTTCATTGACGAAGTTACTGCATGGAGATACATGGAATTGATTTGTAAAGAACTTGATTTTCCTACGGATGCCTTTATGAATGATGCCAGCATAGGACTAATGAGGATACACTAATGTCTAAAGTAGAATTAACTCAACGTAAACTGGATGGTAAATGGGTCAGGTGGGAACTCCTTGACTCTCATAAACCAAACGGTATAGGCTTGACTGCAACATGGCCCAGATATAAGTGGGTGGTCACCGGAGTGTGGAACCACAAGCCCAAAATATCAGAGCCTTCTTTCCATGAATGGTATGAAGGACAGCCCCATGCAGAAATTGAGAATTAAAAAGGGGAAGGGTGGATGGGAGATTGTCTCTGGACCTGATCCCTTGGAAATAAAAGTTGGAACCTTCTTGACATTTCAAGAAGCATATAATATATATAACAGAATGAGAGGCAGTGATGGACATAGAGAGAGAACTACGAAGGAATGTGAAGGAACTACAGGAACAGTTGAGCAGATCTCACAAGAGGATCAAGACTCTACAGGAGGAGATCCATTACCTACGAAGGCAAATAAAACCAGAAGAAAGTTTCCGAAGTGGTATGTCTGGCTGGGCCTTAATGGAAGATCCAGTAGGAAGAGAGTAGCTTGAGTAATAAGGTTTATCTTTTTGATGAGTTAATGTATGAGGATGTTCCACTACTAGGACGGTCTGGTTTTCTGGAAAAATATGGACTTGACAAAGAATATATTTATGATAAGATAACCGGACAGTACATAAGAGACATCACAAGAAAGGCATTAGCGGATTGAAAGTTAAATCCAATGAAACGAATGACAGTAAAGGAGTGGAAAACAATGGGTAAGGTAAAGGCATGGCTCATGGATATGGAAGAAGATGCCACAATTATGCCACGATCTGAGTGGGTACAGAAACATGGTACAGATCGAGAGTATATCTTTGATAAGATCCAAGGAGAGTTAGAGGAAATTCAAGGAGAGTTAAGTCTTTGGAGGGAAAACAGTGGTATCTGACTCTGAAGTTATAGATCTTTCTAAGTTTAGAGAGACACTAAAAGAAAATGAGGAACAGGAGGGAGAGATGGAGTTGTGTCTCCCCCTGTCCATGATCAGAGATTTAATTCTGAAAGGATATGATCCTACTTCTCTACAGGACATAGAGAAATATGTTTTTATTCATGATGCTATAGACACAATGTTATTGAGGTATGATAAAGATGGCTAACAGTATGTTACAAAGGGAAAGACAGAAACTCTTTAGGTCTATTACACGGCAGTACAAGGCAGAAGGATATGACATTAAAGAATCTAAACGTCTAGCAAAAATGGAAGTGGATGATATCATGTCAGACAAAGAAGCCTTCATAGATAATTTTATGAAAGATATGTGGACGGATGCCGATGAATACTAAAGTTATTTGTCTGGAGTGGATTGATTCGGCAGAGTATAATGATGCTGAATGGAAAACAGAACAGGAAGCCAAAGATTTAAAACCGATGGTAATAAAATCAGCAGGAATACTGGTGAACGAGGATGATCTGTATGTAACAATAGCCTCATCCATTAATAATTCTGATAGTAAAGTGAATGCTGAATATGGGGGGTTGACTTCTATTCCAAAGTTTGCTATAGTCAAGAGGTGTTCTGTTCCATTGGGCTTTACCAATGAAACCATGACTGAACGAGTAAAGGAGATAGAGGATGAAATTTGGCCGGGACCGGGGGTATAGATGAAACAAAGTCAATGGTTAGATAGAGGGCCATGCCCTAATCCAAAGTGTGATTCCAGTGATGGAAACGTCCAGCACAAAACAGGACACTCATATTGTTTTGTTTGTCACACACGATTTGGAGATAATATTTTATCAATGCCAAAGCAAGAGGTAAAACCTGTGACTACAACTGGAAATTGGGGGGATCTTAGTGATCGTAAGATCTCTATGGAAACCGCCAAGAAATTTAATACAAAGATCAAGACTGATGGTAACATAGTCACTCATCACTTGTATGGATACTTCAATGAGTTGGGTACTCAAATAGGGAGTAAGATAAGACAGACCAAGGACAAACGAATGTGGGTTGAGGGAGATATAAGTGATGCCGTTCTCTTTGGTCAGAATATCTTTTCACCTAAAGGTAAATACATAACTATATGTGAAGGTGAAGTGGATGCAATGAGTGCTTATGAACTCATGGGATCTAAGTGGCCCAGTGTGTCCATCAAGACAGGGGCTGCCAGTGCATTAAGGGATTGCAAGAAAGCCTTCTCTTATCTGGATAGTTTTGATACAGTGGTCTTATGTTTTGACATGGACAAGCAGGGACGAAAGGCCAGTGAAGAAGTGGCTCAGTTGTTTGCTCCCAATAAATGTAAGATAGTACATCTGGAACACAAGGATGCCAATGAGTATTTGAAGATGAGCCAAAGGGAGGCATTCAATAAGTGTTGGTGGAATGCTCAACCGTACACTCCTGCTGGGATTATTAACCTCAAGGATATCGGTAGTAGCCTATATGAAGAGGATTATTGTGAGACTTGCCTATACCCTTGGCCTCAGATGAATGAGAAGACCTATGGCATGAGAACCGGAGAACTCACAACGTTTTGTAGTGGGGCTGGTATGGGAAAGTCCAGCATCATGAGGGAGTTAATGCATCACCTCTTGAAAAATACAGAAGATAACATAGGTATTCTAGCTCTGGAAGAAAGTGTCAAAAATACGGCATGGAATATCATGAGTGTGGAAGCCTCTTCCAGACTGTACATAAAAGAAGTTAGAGAAGGATTTGAAAGGGAACAATTGGAGACATGGCAAGAAGCTACTACTGGTTCTGGTAGATTCTTTGCCTTTGATCACTTTGGCAGTATAGGAAATGATGAGATCCTGAGTAGAATTAGATTCATGGCACAGGCACTTGGCTGTAAGTGGATTGTATTAGATCATCTTAGTATACTGGTTAGTGGACAGGAAGACTTGTTTGGAGATGAAAGGAAGTCAATAGATATGTTAATGACCAAGTTGAGATCACTGGTGGAACAAACAGGGATAGGACTATTGCTTGTGTCCCACCTACGTAGACCCTCTGGTGATCGTGGACATGAAGAAGGTAAAGAAGTATCTCTTTCACATCTTAGGGGATCGGCCAGCATAGCTCATCTCTCTGATGGTGTCATAGCCTTGGAAAGAAATCAACAAGAGGATGACGAGATACTTTCCAATACCACCACGGTACGTATTCTAAAGAATCGATACACGGGTGAGACAGGAATAGCAACACACTTGTTTTATGATAAAAAAACTGGTAGAATGACAGAGATTGACAATCCATTTAACACAGGAGATAATGATGGAAACTAAGAAATTTGATAGAAAGTTATATAATAAAGCAGATCCCTTGTCCAATGGGGTAATGGTGAAGTGGTTGGACAAGAACGGATATGAAGAGATAGATCCAAAAGAAACTTACGGAGTTGACATTACATGTAAGAAAGGAGACACTCCAGCTTTCTTTGAGACTGAAATAAAATATAGCTGGGTCAAGGGTCAGGATTGGCCTAATCATTGGGATGAAATACGTATTCCCTATCGGAAACATAAGATCATAGATAAATGGATTCGTGATGGATCAAAAGGTGTGTTAACTTTTGTTGTGTTTCGTAGTGATTGTAAACAGGCATGGTTCATTGATGGTCAAGTTGTTAGAGATTCAAAAGTTGCATCAATTAATAACAAGTACATGTCCAATGAGAAGTTCTATCACATAGATGTCAACGATGCTAACTTGATTAATATGAATATCGAAGTTGAATAAAGATGATAAACATTACTGAGGTAGCCAACGAACATCTATCTCGTATAGTTAGAGATCAAGATGTGGTAGGCATACAGCTTGGTGTGAAGGGTGGTGGTTGTGCAGGGTTCACTTACGAGTGGGACATACTGGATGATATCCCTGATAAGCATACTGTAGTACCTCTGCTTGACGGTAATCTATATGTTAGACCGGAGGCTATGATGTTTCTTCTTGGTGTAACTATAGATTACACGGATGGAATTAATGGTTCGTACATTGTATTTAAAAATCCTAATGCCACATCTCAATGTGGATGTGGAGAAAGTTTTGCCGTATGAATGTAGTACTGGATATTGAAACAGATTCTTTAAAGCCAACAAAGATCCATTGCATTGTAGCCAAGGATCTTTCTACATCTCAGGTACATATATGGGATCAGGACAATCTTGATAAGTTCAAGCCTTGGTCTGAGACTGTGAATAGTTTTGTCATGCACAATGGAATATCTTTTGATGCCCCTCATCTGAATAGATTGTTGGGAACAAATATAAAATTGAAGCAGATAAAAGATACAATGATAATGTCACAATTGTTTAATCCAGTAAGAGAGGACGGACACAGTTTAGCTGCATGGGGAAAAAGATTAAAGTTCCCCAAGATGGAATGTGATAATTATTCTGAATACACAGAGGATATGTTAGAGTATTGTAAGAATGATGTGCTTCTAACTGAGAAAGTGTATGACCGTTTAAACAATGAGGGTAAAGACTTTTCCTCCTATGCTATTGCTTTAGAACATAAGACCAGAGCTATTCTGGATCAGCAGGAGAAGAACGGCTTTGCCTTGGACATACAAAAAACTATAGGACTTCTGGGGAGATTATCAGACGAGGCACAGGAATTAACAGAGTGGTCTTTGCAAGAGTTCTCTCACACTAAGATCAAGTTAAAGACAAAGATCAAGAAGATTCCATTCAACATAGCAAGTAGACAACAAATTGCAGACCGTCTAAAGAAGAGGGGGTGGAAGCCAAAACAATTCACACCTAAATCAGAGCAACCCATGATCAATGAAGAGATTCTAAATAAAATTGACATGGAAGAGGCCAAGAAATTCTCACGGTTTTTTCTTCTGCAAAAAAGAATAGCTCAGATACAGGGGTGGATAGATGCCTATGATGACACGACAGGGAGAGTACATGGCAGAGTTCTTACTCTGAAGACTATCACTGGACGTATGGCACATATGTCTCCCAACATGGCAAATGTCCCGGCTGTGAGATCCCCCTTTGGGGAAGAGTGTAGAGATTGCTGGACAGTGGGGAATCCTCAAACACATTCTCTGGTGGGAACAGATGCCTCTGGTCTGGAACTTAGATGCTTGGCCCACCTCATGAATGATAAAGAGTTCACCAATGAGCTTGTGAATGGAGATATTCACACAAGAAATATGAAGATGGCTGGAATAACAGACAGAGATCAATGTAAAACTTTTATTTATGCTTGGCTATACGGAGCACAAGCCTATAAGATAGGGCAAATAGTAGGAGTAAACAAAGCACAGGCACAGGTTCTTATCAATAGATTTCTAGAGAATATGCCAGCCTTGAAAGAGATCCGTAACGACATCTTAGAGGAGGCAGAGGAAGGTGTGATACAAGGAGTGGATGGAAGGAACCTCCATATAAGAAGCCCTCACAGTGCTCTTAATACCCTCATACAAGGGGCTGGTGCTGTTGTGTGTAAGGAGTGGCTAATTAATATGATCATTCGTGTAAACCAATCGGGGCTTGATGCCAAGCTGGTAGCTTCCATTCATGATGAGTATCAGTTTGAAGTTGCCAAGAAAGATGTGAATGAATTTGGTAAGATAACCAAGGAAGCTATTCAATACACAGAGAAAAAACTAGAATTTAATTGTCCTTTAGATAGTACATGGAAAGAAGGAGAGACATGGGCTGAGACACATTGAAAAGTTCTTGACATTTTGTTTAGAGTATGTCATAATGCATTTTAAATTCAACAAAGGAGAAATATAAAATATGTCTGAAGTAAAAAGATCTGTAAGTGTTATTTCTGGAACAGCATACTGGGCCTCCGTTGTGGCTCCCAACACTACCTTTGATAGTGATGGAGTATGGTCTATTGATATATGCAATCTGGATAAAGAAAGTCTAGCCATTGTTAAAGAAGATGGACTAGAGGTTAAGAATAAGAAGGATGATCGTGGTGACTTTGTTACTGTTAAACGAAAGGTTCGTAATCAAAAGACGGGAGAACTTAATCGTGCTCCTACTCTTGTAGATGCACAAAAACGGACCATGATGAACACTGCTGTTGGGAATGGCTCTGTTGTTAATGTGCGTTACAGGGCTTATCCTTGGGAGTTTGGTGGTCGTAAAGGTATTAGCGGTCACTTACTGGGTGTTCAAGTCATGGAACTTGTTCCTTATGCTTCTGAAAATGATGGAGAAGATTTTGAGGTTCATTCCAAGGGATATTCCACCAGTGAAGCAGATGAAGATATTTCCCTAGCATCTTAAAGAAAGGAGTAAGGGGAGAGGTTTTAGTGGTTGGGGCCTCTCCCCCTTTTTATCATGAAAACAATAGATACATTAGTACAGGATATCTACAATTTATTAGGGCCAGAAGGTAATGATCTGGATCAGGATAAGATTGATAGACAGGTTGGTATATTTGCACAGCATGTTGCTCGACATACTAAAGATTTTCTACAGGAGAAACCTGTATATAGAAAGGGACTTAGGTTATCTGGTATAGGCAGACCTTCCAGACAACTCTGGTATGATGGTCAATACAGTGATCAATCAATTCCTTTTTCACCAAGTACACGTATTAAATTTTTATACGGTCACATCCTTGAAGAACTTCTAATTCTTTTTTCTGTTTTGGCTGGACATGAAGTAACAGAAGCACAGAAAGAAATTCATGTGGAGGGGATCAAGGGACACCAAGATTGCAAGATTGATGGAGTTCTAGTGGATTGCAAGAGTGCATCTCTTAAAGGATTCGATAAGTTCAGAGATCGTACTTTGGATGATGACGATCCTTTTGGATATATCCCTCAGATCTCTGCCTATGCAGAGGGGAATGATGTAGACGAAGCTGCCTTCTTGGTAATCAATAAAGTAACCGGGGAAATCTGTCTTACTCCTGTCCATTCTATGGAGATGATTAATGCTGGAGATAAAATTAAACATCTTAAAAAGGTTATGGAGAAGGACACCCCACCTGACAGATGCTATGCTGATGTTCCTGATGGGAAGTCTGGAAACAAGAAGTTAGCTATAGGTTGTGTCTACTGTGATCATAAAAAGATTTGCTGGAAAGATATTAATCAAGGACAAGGATTACGTGTGTTCCAATATGCATATGGAAACAGGTATCTAACAAATGTTTCTAAAACTCCTGATGTTCCTGAAGTATTGAACTGGTAATGCATTGGAAGATAAGGGGTAGACGTAAGAAATTTATTCCTAATTTAAATAAGTTTGGGTTTGTTTACATCATAACCAAGAAGAAAAACGGTAAAGCATATGTAGGTTGTAAACAATATTTCCTTGGTAAAGGAAAGAAACAATCCCGATGGGAAATTTATATGGGTTCTTCCAAGGCTCTTCTGGATGATATTAAAAAATTAGGAAAGAGCCATTTTAAATTTGAAGTTATAGCTGAATATAAAAATAAAAGGAGTTTAAGATATTATGAGTGTTACTATCAAATGAAATACAATGTGTTAGCCACGGTGCTTGAGGGAACAGATGAACCTGCCTTCTATAATTCCTATGTAGGAGGTAAGTGGTATCGTCCTGTTGAAAATTATGTAGATGAAGATCACAGATCCAGATGATATTTTTGTAGATCCTATTATTCAATATGATCAACAGTATCCTGAACGTAAATTATATTTAGCTGTTATCCTTCAGGCTTTATTGGATGCCACTAATCCTAAGAAAAAGGGAAGGACAAACAACAATAAAGCAAAGGCTTGGTTTTTCTGTAGTGTTGGTGTAACGTGTGATAACTTTGAATTTGTGTGTGATCATGCCGGGGTTGATCCAAGTTATGTAAGAGGCTTTGCATTGGAAGTTATAAACTCCAAGAGACAAGGATCATTTAGGTATCATGTTTATAGAATGTTAGGGAAGAAAAAGGGAGAGGATTAAATGTCAGCACGAAACTATCAAGTAGGTGGAGATCATTATAAGAAATTAAAGATACAGCCAACAGAATATATAATGGCTAATAATCTTAACTGGTGTAAAGGAAATGCAATTAAATATATTACAAGAAGTCATTTAAAAGGAGATGGACTACAAGATTTATTAAAAGCTAGACATTACATAGATCTATGTATAGAATTAGAATATGGGGAGAACATGGATGAACCTGCCGACTGAATACCAATCTTTTATATACTTGTCCCGCTACTCCCGATGGTTGGAAGAAGAGGGACGTAGGGAGACATGGGATGAAACCGTCAACAGATTAATAGTTTTCTTCCGTAATCATGTGGAAAATAATCTTGGAGTCAAGGATCAGCTTGACGATAAAGATTGGAATATGATCAGGAACTCCATCTTATCTCTTGAGGTGATGCCCAGCATGAGATCATTAATGGCTGCTGGACCAGCCTTGGAACGAGAGAACATAGCTGGATATAATTGTTCTTACATACCAGTGGATAATCCAAAATCCTTTGATGAAATACTTTATATCTTAATGAATGGTACAGGGGTAGGGTTCTCCGTGGAGAGGCAATATATCAATGAACTTCCCACCATACCAGACATAGAGTTTGAAAGAACAGATGACGTAATAAGCATAGCTGATTCCAAAGAGGGATGGGCCAGAGCATTTAAAGATCTAATGTCCTATCTGTATACCAACCGCATTCCCAAGATAGATGTGAGTAAAGTACGTCCTGCTGGATCAAGGTTGAAGACCTTTGGCGGTAG